AGGAACAGAAACCTCTACATATACACGATTGATTAAATCACCATTACGTGAAATCTGGCATGTGATAGTATTTCCAAACTTAGCAGTTCCATTGAAGGATTGTCTGATAGATTCCAATGCAAAATTAGTATGGCGTCTGTAAACCACCTTGAAGAAAGTAATCTGAGGATTACCAGTCAAATAGACATCTTGAGCTCCATAAGCTACAAGCTGAAGAAGACCACCACCCATTTATGCTATATTCTTTATACTATTAGAGGAGAAAAAAAAAGCAGGAAAATATTGAAACTGACACAATAATTCTTTTATTAGTTAGAATAAGCTAAGCCACCCATACCTGAGAGGATACGAAGGACATTGTAGTTAACTGCATATACATATAGCTGACCCTTGCTTGTAGTAATAACGTCTGTCTTATATGTGTCATTATCAGTCATAGTTAAGTTAAGAACAGCAGAATCAATACGAGACATATTGAGGGTTCCACTGGGCTGATGTTCCTCAGGCTTAAGAGCAAATGAGTAGACATTGATACCAGCATTTGACGGAATATTCTCATGATGCTGGAAAGGCTGAACCAAATTGAAGTAAGAACCATTTCTCTGTGAGAAACGGTCATTACCATTCAATACTAATTTAGCATTCTTGACAGGGTTATTCGAAACAGCACCATTGTTCTTGAGCTTAGCCATATCACTAGTTAAAACAGGGACAGTTGTTATAGCTTCTGTATCAACTGTATAATTGAACCAATTAAGATTGTTAATTGATGGGTTAACTACCCAGATAAGCTCCTTGCAAGGGTGATTGAAGGAAAGCTTAGGCTTCAAGCTAGTCTGTGTTCCTACAGATTCTGCACCTGTGAACTGAAGCTGTTCTATCAAGTACTCATGTGATAATTGAGCGAAACGACGACGTTCATCAGTATCTAAGAAGATATAGTCAACCCATATGGATGCAGAGAAGCCACCTGTAGGGGTAGTCTCACTAACATCCTTGCAGTTGTCACCAGTCTCAAACTGTAAATTAATCTTAACTTCATGGTATTGAAGAGCAATTAAAGGAAGGGCAAGACCTACATTGCGACAGAACCAGAACTCAAGAGGGATGTAGAGAGTATTCTTAAGTTTGCCTCCAGCTGCACCCACCATTTCATTATAGCCATATCGCTTAGATACTGGAAGAGATAATTCATTCCAGATATACATCCAGTGTGAGAAATGCTTGTCAATCTTCTGGCCTCCAATCTCAATTTCAACATAGTCAATCAATCTCAGTCCAAAATAAGGGCACAATAGCGTATTATTTGAAGATAAATCAACAACTAAATACATACGATGGATTAAATCACCATTGCGTGAAATCTGACAAGTTACTCTCTGGCCGTAATTAGGATTTCCATTGAAGGTCTGTTGGATTGCCTCAATTGCAAAGTTAGTATGGCGTCTGTAAACCACCTTGAAGAAAGTAATCTGAGGATTACCAGTCAAATAAACATCTTGAGCTCCATAAGCTACAAGCTGAAGAAGACCACCACCCATTTATGCTATATTCTTTATACTATTAGAGGAGAAAAAAAAAGCAGGAAAATATTGAAACTGACACAATAATTCTTTTGTTAATTAGAATAAGCTAAGCCACCCATACCTGAAAGGATACGAAGAACATTGTAGTTAACTGCATAAATACAGATACCATCATATGTTGTACCCTCAACAATTGCAAAATCATGTTGACTATCTTGTGCTGCCACAACATTACCATCATCATCAGTACCTGCTGCACTTCCTGTTTTTCCTATACCTATTCTGTAGTAATAAGGTTTAACATCAACAGATAAAACAGCAGTATCAATTCGAGACATATTGAGAGTTCCACTAGGCTGATGCTCCTCAGGCTTAAGAGCAAATGAGTAGACATTGATACCCTTATTCATAGGAATATTAGTATGATGCTGATATGCTTGTACTAAGTTGAAGTAGGTTCCATTGCGTTCGGCAAAACGATCATTACCATTCAATTGTAAGAGACAAGAGTTGAATGGATTTTCAGCTTTTTTGATCGGTTGTAAATTTGCAATATAGTTTAGAGTAACATCATCTGTAAATTGTTGTGAAGATGGAAGGGTATCAGGACTAGCTTCAATTGCGTTAGCATAACTCCAAGGATCATCATAGAACAAATTACTTGTAGTATAATTATACCAATAAGCAGCCTGATTAGCTTGAGTAGTGTCCTTCTTTGCAACCCAGACTAACTCCTTGCAAGGATGATTGAAATTAAGCTTGATGCGATTGCGGCCAACACTGAGGCTTTCTAAGCCAGTGAACTGAAGTTGTTCTATCAAGTACTCGTGAGATAATTGGGCGAAGCGTCGTCGTTCATCAGTATCCAAGAATATATAATCTACCCAGATAACACAGTCTGTAATATCTATATTAGTAAAACTATAGGGAGTACCAGGATTAGCAGTATATATTTCAGTTGTTCTCTTGACACATTTAGTCAAAGTCTCAAACTCAATCTTGAGCTTGACTTCGTGGTATTGAAGAGCAATCAAAGGAAGGGCAAGACCAACATTGCGACAGAACCAGAACTCAAGGGGGACATAGAGCTTAGTAGCAGCAGCACTTACTAAATCAGAATCAGCACCAACCATCATATCATATGCATATCGCTTGCCAACAGGTAAAGACAATTCATTCCAGATGTATAGCCAATCAGCATAGTGCTTGTCAATCTGCTGGCCTCCAATTTCAATGACAACAGACTTGAGTAGACGGAGACCCAAATAATTAACATATTTTGCAGGAGCAACTGCATCTGTTGCACCAACTTTTACATCATTAATTCTAGGAACAGAAACCTCTACATATACACGATTGATTAAATCACCATTACGTGAAATCTGGCATGTGATAGTATTTCCAAACTTAGCAGTTCCATTGAAGGATTGTCTGATAGATTCCAATGCAAAATTA